TAAAATTGAATGACTCCAGACCAAACCTTGATGGATTTGAGGAATTTGAAGTCGTCCTCGACAATGACCAGATGCAAGACTTTGTGCTTCAAGCCAACCAGGAAATCTCCAAGCGTACGGGTGTCTGTACCTACATCATTGAAACTACCGCCGTCAAGGGGTATAGGAAAGAGAGGGAGGAGATTTATGAAGTTATGTTTATGGTCATGAAGAAGGGTGGTTTCTCATTTGGTTTCTCCGTGGTTGCCTCGTTCGAGGTTAAGAATGGAAAGTCTCGTGTGATTTCTCTTCGCACACAGCCCATCGGTGTTCAGGCACCAGGTGATGTACGCGCCTTCACAGAAGGTTCCGCTGGTAAAGAGTTTGTTGAATATGAACTCGTCAAGGAAGCAGCTGTTCCTACCAAGGGTGAGTTGGATTCCGTCAAAAATAAGTTGCAGTAATTGTAATGTTAAGCATCAATGACGTGACGAAAATTGATGACAAACGAAAACAAATGCGAAAAGATATATATAAAAGGATTTATGAACAGTTTTCTTCAAAGATTAAACAAGCTGTAGAACTTGGACACAAACAACTATTTCTTACTGTACCTACATTCTTACTCGGGTACCCAGCATTTGATAGGAGACTTGCAGCTAAATATGTTGCTAGACAGTTTGAACTTGGTGGATTTACAGTAAGACTGGTAAGTGATCACGACCTGTATATATGTTGGATCGTTCCTAAAAAGAGTAAAATAAAGAAGGAAGAAGTGGAGGAGGGTGATTTTCCAAATCTCATGAATCTGAAGAAAATAGCTAATCAGTACAGGAGGAGTGGTGCGTAGGAAAACATCATTTTAAAAACCCTATTAATCATAAATGGACAATTTGAGTGTGCTTGTAGAAGCTAAAAAGGAATATCTTGGACAGATGTGCCTTATTATGTATCCACCTATGATTGAAGTTTTTGATGAAATGTATAATGAAGCGATGAAGACCTCTAAGGGTAAGCAGGTTCTCATCATGTTCCAGAAGCACCTGAAGGAGGTCCCAAACTGGTCTAATGCCATGTCTAAGCGCCACTCGGATAACATCACTGACCGGTGTTCATGGTTTGGTGACCTTCTCGCGGCTGTTTTTGTTGCGTGTACCAAGATTCTTTCGGCTGTTCGTCTCAAGGCGGATAATAAGAAGATTTCTCTCAAGCTCCCAACTGAAGAGGTTTTTATTCAAACCTGCTACAACAATATCGCCAAAGACCTTTACAGGGACCCTTACATTTTCCATGATGAACAGAGTGAATATATTCGCGATGAGAACCTCAGGGTGCGGTTTACCCTATGCATTGAAAACACGGTGAAGGAACTTATTCCAGTACAACAAATTCTTCAAACCTACATGTCCCAAGAAACGCGTGATATTTCACTCGATGGTGAGGTTGAGGACAGTATGGACCCCGACGTTCTTGACGAACAGATGGAAGAGATGGAGTCTCAACCTCTTGAGGGACTTGAACCCGAACCTGAACCACTCGAAGGAGTGGAAGAATACGGTGAGCCCCGACCAACTGGACTTGAAAATGAGTTCAAAACTATCCACAGTGTCCAGGCACCTGACCCAGTGTCAGAACCAATTGCGCAACCAATGGGTCAACCAATGGGTCAACCCCAAGAGGAACCAGATGACAATGTATTCTTTGGTGATGCACCAGAGCAGCGTACAAAAAATCCCAGGTATAATTAAATGGAACTCTCAGAGCAATTACGCGACCCAGTGAGTGCCGCCCTAATTGCAGCTGGTATAACCGCCACTTATATTCATCTCAAGGCGTACTTGAATAATGAAGGTAAACTCGAACTCAATAAATACACTAAACCCGCTGCTCTCAACGCGATTTTGGTATTTTTCATAATATCAGGTGGGTTAGGTAAAAAGGAGACTATTTCGACCGAACCTTTCTAAACTTAAAGATTAGACCAATATAATAAGAAAATGGCATCCGTCACTGCATTCAATGATATGATGAGTCAATTTCTTGTGGAATTGCACAAGACTTTTCCAGAGGAAAAAGGAATTAAAAAAATGCTTACATCGTTCGACCTACTCAAGTCGACCAACCCTCGTCTCGTTGTTGATGGTTTCATGAAGGGTGTTTCTCCCTACGCGGACAAGATTTCTGCTAAGGATGAGACATTTCTTCTCGAGGAAATTGAGAACATTGACTTTCTCAAGGAACTTGATATCAAGCGGTACTGGACTAAGATGAGTGAAGGTACCAAGGGTGCTACCTGGCAGTATCTCCAAACCCTATACATGCTCGGTACTACTATCACCTCTCTTCCCGAGGGTACACTTGCTCAAATTGAGACTATTGCCAAAGGTGTCGCTGACAGTATGCAGAATGGTGACGGTGAACTCGACCAGGATGCACTCATGCAGATGATGGGCAACATGTTGAAGGGTCTCCCAAAAAAATAAACCTCCACATATACTAAATGAAAGCTTGGTTCGATGATCCTCAACAGCTTTTTGATGCTGACCAGGTCACCCAATTTTGGCCTACAGGTGAACAAACACCAGAAGACAGGGTAAACGCTGCTTCCCGTTTTATCATTTATGTATGCACTATACTCTATCTTATTCGGCGTGACCCACGTGTATTCGTGTTGGGTGTGACTGTTTTGGGTGTTGTGTATGTTCTTTATAAGTCTAAAATGGTTAAGGAAACATATGGTGATTCTATTGAAGGTGTGTCATGTCAAATGCCTACACCAGACAACCCCATGGGGAATGTTCTTATCACCGATTATACCGATGCACCCAACAGGTTGGAGGCGTGTTATTACCCCACGGTAAAACCATTCGTTCAGGCCTACAGTAGCGATCGTATCCCGTATGATGCGGGGCGTTCTCGTACTGCTATGCCCAAGTACCTTCGCAATGCTATGGAACGTCAGTTTGTTTCGAACCCAGTGACTAATATCCCAGGAGACCAAACAGCTTTCGCAGAGGCTTTATATGGTAAAAAAAATGCACCAATGTGTAAGAGTGATACCCGCTTTTGTGATCCCAATGCTAGGGGTGTCCAGCTCGAGGCATTTTCCGGATTGAGTTCAGATGGAAATATTGGCCGTGGTTTTGGTGGTGGAAGTGTCCGAGGGGGTGGCGGAACATATAGTTAGATTAATATTCTTATATAATAATAAATGGCGTATCAGCTTCAACCTGGACTTTCCATTGTTCAAAACGCGGGTGCTCTACCCGCCGTAAAAGCGACTGATGAAATTTTTGTATACCCCCAGCCCGGTAGCCTGAACTGTGGCAGTTGCCGACCCAACACTATGTTGTACGGTACTGCCCCATACATGGCGGGTAAGGGTTCCCCAGCACAATATATTGAGACAAGTGATCAACTTCGTCCCCAATCTACTTCCCGATTTAACAAGCATCTCGTACAGACTTATGAACGAAACTTGTTTCCCCTAAGCAACATGGAATGTAAGGTTCCCCTTCGCACGATGAGTTATGAACCTTCGAGCACTAGAGCTGATGTCCAGAATGGTCTGTTCCAGAAAAGGTACCTTAATAAAAATGTTAATAAGAAGTAAGAATGGCTGATCCTATATCACTCATGGCCGTTGCCGGTCTTGTATTTGCGGGGAGGAACTTGAGTACCAAGTCCCAGCCACCAAAAGTTTCTGTCACTGAACCACCAGCAATGAAAAACCCAGAAATCATAGAATCTAATAATTTTCAACCTACAGCCCAGGTTCCTCACAAAAGGGAGATGGAGAGTTTCGGAGATATTACCATGCAGCAGCGTAGTGGTGGTGAGGAAATTCTAAACATGAGAAACCGAATGTATGACAATGGTCGTATGAACAACCTTTCCCCCATCGAAAAGCAGATGGTTGGTCCAGGTTTAGGTGTTGACCCTAGTGTACCCGCAGTCGGTGGTTTCCAGCAAACTTTCAGGGTCAACCCTGTGAATGTTGGAGAGTACAGGTTGACTTCACTTCCAGGACGTACCGGTCCCGCGGCTGATGTCACTGGTGGTCGCTCCGCTGTCGTTGGTCAGCTTACCCATAACAAACCCGAAACTACCGCTTTCCTTCCATCGAGGAGACCCACTATGGCTGGACGTGCTCAAGGCATGTCTGGTGTAGTTCCTCGCAACGAGCATGAGAAAACTAAACGTACCACTAACCGCTCAGAAACTGGTCTTCGCAACGATGGGTTAGGGTTCAATGGTGCTAAGCGTTTCATTTCAGCACAGACCATGCCCCAAGACCCTACCAGATTTAAGAGTGATCGTAACGACGAACAATATGCGTATGGAAACAGACCAGCCCCAGGTATCAACAGTCACCATGGTGGATACACACAAGGTGTCGCTGCCCAGATAACTGCCAAGACCAACGAGGAACTCATGAAGTATGGATTCCGTCCAGAAGACCGCAGAGGTAAACCAAACAGGATGGGTAATGCTGGTCGCATGAATGTTCGTGAGAGCGCTCTCAAGCAGGGTGGTGCTCTTACAGCAGTTCGTAGTGACACGACCCGTATTGATGGTCGTGTTGCCCCAGCGAATGGTGGCTGGAGTCAAAACTACCAGCAAAAACCTTTCCACCAGTTCAACTCTTACAAGGGTAATGCTAATCCTAACACCAAGGACCTAGGCATCGCTAAGAGACAACTCCAGAACAACCCCCTCGCACACTCACTGTATCAGTAGAGAATCGCTTTGTAATAGACAAAAACATTCATTAAAATATTGTCCCTGTATTTTAATGAAGGTCCACACCCTTAACATAGATAGTAGTGAAAGAGATACAGGTATATATGCATACGCCAATAGTTATGTTGTCAATTTAGATAACCCAATTTATGACATTTCTAATATTAAACTTGTGTCTGCTCGTATTCCAACACCCCAATTGATGACATGTGCTACGAATAAGACATTCAAAGTAGATGGTGTATCTATAACTTTAAATGAAACGAATTATTCAAATGGGTATGTATTAGCTGAAGACCTTGATATAGAACTCGCCCCTGCTAATACTCACATAGATACGGTTATCTTTGATGAGGAGACAGATTCATTGGTATTTTCAAACACACAAGCATCTGATGATTTTACACTTCAATTTTATAGCGGTACAGATGGATATTTGAGTAATGCGTCACCTCTCACAACACCTCACCAACTGATGGGTTTCAGCTCAAAGGACTTTACATCTACAAATAACACACTTCGTTCTGGGGCTATCAATCTGAATGGTCCAAATTCTTTGATATTAAAACTAACTACGGGGTCTGATGAATTTACACAAACTGTGTATACATCCAACCCTTTCTACACGGGTCATATACTTCTCGATGGGACTGATTCTATAAACTTTAACGGTGCCGACGATAAATTGGTGCACCACTTTCATTCTGGAGCACAAAAGATGATAAAGGATGTGAAAATTGAATTTTTCTACATGAGTCATGGTCGTTTGATTTCATATGATTTTAGAAACCAAGACCATGTACTAAAATTTGAAATTACAGGATCCACAGATAAATTGGAAAATTTACCAAAAGTTCCCATAGAAGAATCAAAGAAGGTTGAAAAGGAAGAGCCAAAGCCAATAATAAGTATTCCTGCTATCGTGAAGAATACTTATAAATGGAGAAAGGAGTATTTATATATTGTATTAATTGTTTTAGTTGGTCTACTCCTTCTTTTTTTTATGAAAGGTAAACCGATTAACGAGTTATCGCGTAGACGGGCTGCGCGGGTTTAGCAGTCTTACCAGTGATTCTGGAGATGACCAAGAATACAACCACGGAGAGGAGCGAGGTGAGTACCGCGGTGAGCGCGTACTGAGCACCACCGTTCTTGGGGACCTTGATGATCTGGGTGATGGACCAGCGAACGAAGTCCATCCACGACATAGCCGCGGCGAAGGAGAAACCACCAACAATCGAGTTGAGAGTCTGGGACTGGAGTTCCTGGGTCACGAGGGTTACGGTTTGGAGAGCGGCGGCCGACATGGTGTTTGTTATACTATACGACAGGAAAATAATTAATCTTTTGTAACTTCTTCTTTTGTTACTATTTTTTTAAATCGTTTTCCTTTGAGTGTTTTTGTTTTTGAAAAAAGTTGTTCATCATCTGATGAATCATCACTAGAGCTGGAGTCTAAATTGGATATGTGTAATTTAGTACTTTTACTATCTGAGAACGCCCATGCTTCAGGTTCTGAGATGCTCATTACTATTAATAGCATTTTTTAACATGTGTTCTGTCGGATTCTGTGGAGTCCACGATTCCCAGCGATCATAGGCTTCGTTCATCTGGGTGAATGTCGTGTCGTTTCCTGAATATCTCTCGAATGAGGGGCAGTCTTCTGGTGAAACGATTTCCATTTCTTCGTCCGATTCTTCGTCAGATTCTTCCTCGTCTTCCTGGTATATTTCAGGAAACATAGAACCAACTGTCTGACCAACTGTGTACATAACACAGTATTTCATCGCATATTCCATATCTTCTGGGAGAAGTGTATCTCTTCCACAGGCTTTGGAATATTCTGCTGCGAGTACCGTACTCCGTTCCATCACGGGGAGAAGAAGATTGGTCATAGTTTGAATGTACTGTTCAACCATACCATCACCCCCATCACCGAAACCAGTTTGCATATTCATCTTTAGTATTTGAGATCAAAAATAGTTTTAGCAGTTCCCTCACTTACACGAAGGGTGTTGTAGTTTACGGCGTATACTCGAACTTGTCTTGAATATCCTGTGCATGGATGAAGACTTAGGTCTAAAATCTGCTCTTTTATGAGACTGAAATTAACCTGTCCCGTTGGATACCATTCTTCTGGTTGTAAAGCAAAACTATATGAATAGAAACGTCTAATAAGTTGGGTTTTTGAGTGATGTATGGCAGCCTGTACAGCCTTGAGAAAAGGCATCGTCCCTGTATCCTTGGTAATGATATCCTGACCATCAAGAGTAAGTGTGAGATGGTCCAAGTTCTCCCAAAGTATATACTTATTCCCGGTTTCTTCAAGTATACCATCATAATCAAAGGGGGTAACGAACTCGAATTCATTCGTCCCGACACTACCCTGACGTTGAATGACGAAGTACAATTCTTTCACTGGATTTATGAAATCCAGTTTAAACTTCCCAGTATTTACACCAGATGCAACATCAAAAATATTTTGTTGAATTTGTGTTATTAGGTAATCACGTTTCGATTTTTGTATTTTGATTCTTTCTTCACAGTCTACATGTACAACTTCTGCACAGAGTTGGAAATCTATAATTTTCGGTTGTGGATTCTGTTGTGAAATGTCAGCTTTCTTTCCATCAGTTTTAACAACAATCTCCTGTGCAGTCCGCAATTTGAATTCAACCTCAACTTCCTGACGGTTTATAGCACATAGAGGTATGGCAAGTTCTGGGTGATTGTAAAAGTAAAATGGTAAGTCTACAAAAAAACTGACATCTTCTGTATTTCCTAAAGCATTACGGGCAACAATCAGACGGTTTGAAACACGTCTAAATGCTGTTCTTTCTGGAAACTTTCCAATAAGTTCTTCAAGAGCAATTTGTTTCGTTTGGGTAACAAAATGTTCGGAATAAATTTGAAGATAATCACTTGTCAAACGCTGAATAACCTTACCACCGATGATTAGGTCTACGTGTTCTATGAGAGCGTGTCCAGCTGATTCTATATAACAAACTCCTGAGGTGGTAATGTGAGGCAAAGTGACCTTTAAACTCAACGTTTTCAATAAATCACCTTGATTTTGGGGGATTTTAAACTTGACTGTGCTACCAAAGTCAGCTTCATTCTCTGGGTCTAGATCCACATATTCATTTGAAAAGTTTGTATGTTTTTTAAAACTTTCCAAAAAATGACTGTAGTCTGGGTCTAATGTAAAGAACTTCTCTTGAGGACCTGAAGATGCCAATTGAAGTTCACCAGCCATTACTACTATATCAATCTAAAATTTTAAACCAGCTAATCCACTATTGATTCTTAATATGTTGTAATTGACGGCATATACACGTGTATCATTATCACTCGCTGTATATTTTGGATCAATTGTTATCTTAAACAGTTTGTGTGCTATACGACTCATGTTAACCTGTCCAGTTGGATAATAGACCTCGGGTTTGAGTGAGAATGAGTACATACCAAACTTAGCTGGTCCAAACTTACCAGCAATCCCAAATGGGGCACCAGGTGTAATTGAACTAGAATATGGTGAATTTACATGGTGCTTTAGGGATTGTTCGTATGCAAGAAACTTTGCATCTCTATTGAATACTACTTCATTATTGAATCGAAGTTCAGCATTTGTTATCGTATTGTATTCATTTGGGTAATTGTTTTGAAAAGAAACATCAGATTGCGATACAAAGAAAAGTTCTTTGACTGGGTGTTTGAAGTTGAGCATAACTGATTTTGTAGTATAACCACTCTTCATCTTGAATTTAGACATTTGTACCTGTGTAATGAGATAATCTAAAGGTCTCGACTTCAAGAAATTACTTTCATCTGGGGATACATAGATAAACTCTGTATCCATCGAGAACTTCGGAATTGAAGCAGTGTCACCCACAGAAGAGCCACCAAATATGAGTTCTTTTAAAGGTCTGGTCTTGATTCTAACCTCCACAACTTGTTTCGTTAGGGCACATGTTGGTATAGCTAGGGATGGATTTCTATAAAAGTAGAATGGAAGTTCTAAGAAATAGGTGTAATTCGTCCCGGAAGCATAACTCAAAATATTACCATGCCCAGTTAAAAAGTATAGTGTCTGGTCTATATCGTCGCTTGTATTATAGAGTTGTTGATGCATATAAATGTACTCTCCTGTGATTCTTTCAATCAGTTGCCCCCCTATAAGAAGGTCGGCATGTTCAATTAGATGAGTTATAACAGACGGACACCATATATTATTATTTGAACCACCACTATCAGGTGTAGGGTCTTGGAGGGTTATCTTCAACGTGAGGTTCTTAACTAAATCACCTTTGTCCCCAGGTATTCTACATGTTATGGTACTATCAAAGTCTATGTCTCCATTAAACTGACTTTCAACGAAATCGAATGCAAACTTTGAATGTCTTTTAAACTTTGTCAGGAAATATGAAAACTGTGGTTCACCTGTAAGCCATTCGTCTTGCACTCCAGTGGCAGCAAGTCTCAGACGACCAGCCATTCCTATTGTAGATGAGTAAAAAAAGTGTTAATAAAACCCCAAATTATAATAGAATGAATCTCCAGTTGAAGAAATTCAAACCCGAAAGTATCACGGATGATCGGGTATGTGTTTTCATTGGAAAGCGTAATACTGGTAAGTCGACCCTGGTGAAAGACATCATGTATCATAAGAAACACCTCCCCGCGGGTATTGTTCTCTCAGGGACGGAAGAAGGGAACCACTTTTATTCAGAGTTCATTCCAGACTTGTTTGTCTACGGTGATTACGATAGAGATGCTATAGAAAGAGTTATGGCGAGACAGCGTAAATTGGTTGGTAGTGGAAAAAAGAATTGTGGTGCTTTCATGCTTTTAGATGATTGTATGTATGACAACAAGTTCCTCAAAGATACATGTATTCGACAGTGTTTTATGAATGGACGACACTGGAAGATTTTCTTCATGTTGACGATGCAGTACTGTATGGACCTACCCCCAGCACTTCGAGCAAATGTTGATTATGTCTTTCTTCTCAGGGAAAACATCCTCCAGAATAGAGAAAAGTTATATAAATCATTCTTTGGTATCTTCCCAAGTTTCGATATGTTCAATAAAGTGATGGACGCTTGTACTGAAAACTACGAGTGTCTCGTGTTAGATAATACGGTAAAGTCTAACAAGATACAGGATTGTGTATTTTGGTACAAGGCCAGTCTAAGGAAAAACTTCAGGGTAGGTGGTCCAGATCTCTGGAAACTTCATCAAAAGATGTACAACCCCAAACATATGGATCAGAAAGAAGAAGATGCAAAGAAGGCATCTAAGAAGACTGCTCTCACAATCACCAAGAGGAAATAGGTGCGTCTCGATAAAAGTTCAAAAAACTATGGGTATATTAAATGGCATCGGATAGAATGACGACCATGAATTTGGCAGATGACGGTGAAGGAATGGTTCCGTTGGTTGATAAACCTTCCAATGCATTTGTTCCCAACCAAGCGTACAATCAACCTGAAAAAAATGTGAGTCAAAGTAAAGAGACGACGATGGATTCTACACCAATTAATGATATTATGATGGACCCCCCCCAAATGACCGAAGAGCCCCGCATGCAGGGTATGATGCCCCAGATGCATGCTGCCCAACCCCAGGGAATGCATGGTGCTAATGGCCAGGCTGAGAAGCCCGAGAGCAAGAACCCCCTAAACCTCACTGATGAGCAGATGGCGGCTGTATTAGTTGCGGCGTGTGCTGCCCTCGCTATCAGCAAGCCTATCCAGGACAGGTTGGCGACTTCTATCCCCAAGTTCCTTAACGAACAGGGGGGTAGGAGTATGGTTGGCCTTGCGACCACAGGTGTTGTGGCTGGTGTAGTCTTTTACATAATGAAGGACTATGTCATCAAGCCTTAAACTGGTCTTTCCCAGCCCATATTACTGTAAATCGAGTTATCAATACCCGAATAATACGTTGCGAGTACACCAATAGTGAATGTCCCCGCTAACAAGGCGCTCAATTTAAGCTTCTCGTTAGTGCCAACTTTATGGTCTTTAATAGCATCCTTGGTCTCTTTAGAAATTTGGTTAATAATGAAAGTCGCAATTAACGCAATAAACGTGGCAGAAAGGAAGAAAACCCTGTCTACAGCGAGACGGGGGATGTTACCAATAGCGAAACGAATGATGTTTGGTATCATAACCGTCATCCAGACGAGATTCAAATAATAGTTTTTAGAAATCAGTGGTACAAGGGTGGTTGCGTATAGCACCAGCCAGTATGCAATGGCGGTAAATACAATGTTCAATGGTGTCTTCATTTAAACTAGACTGAGATTATTTATCCTGAATGTGCTGACCACAGAATTCTGTTTTCTGGGGTATTTGCTGGTAAATACCTAGATGTACACATATATCCCGAAGTTCAATGTAATTATTCCAGAACTCCTGTGAATGTGAATATTCATCAACAGTTGAGTGTGCTAACTCATGTATGAGAACGTGGAAAATTTCATTCGTCTTCCCATTCAAGCACAAGACTATTTCACTCCCCTTGTTTGTATTAGACCCAACGGAACCACTCATCTTTTTCAAACCAGTTATAGGTGTAGGACGACAGAGTATTTTATATTTCTCATTCTTTGTATCACGGAGGTGTTCCCTGAGAATACGATACTTTTCCCTAACTTCGACAAGTTCCTGGGGTTCTCTAGTTTGATAAAGAATGACTAAATTGAGGAACAATAATAGAATGAACGCTATCATCTTTTATATACAAAGATAAATTTACTATACAACTCTGATATGGGATTTCCTGAGAGTCCCTCCCAAAGTTGTAAACTAAATCCCAACTCTTCTAGGTGTGTAATTAATAGGTCCTTAAAGGCCACTGGTTCTGACTTTGGTCCATCAGCGTAGTAGGGTGTATCAACCAGGTTTACGAACAATTTCTCACCAAATCCACCATTTCCATAGTCTTTTAGTTTGAAAAAATTACCACTGTCATCTATGTATGGGGTTTTAAAAATTATTTTTTCAGAATCTGGGATGATACCAATGAGAAGTCCACCAGGTTTTATACGTTTTTTTATTTCACGAATAGAACTGAAAAAGAGACTCTTACTAGCAAAAATATAATGCAGCGAAAAATTAAAACATACGACATTGAATGTTCTATGTGGGCAGTTATGAATATCACCCTCGTAGAAATTGACACGCATGTGCATATTTTTTGCACGTAAACGAGCCTCCTCAAGAGCTGATGGCTCGGGGTCACACATATTTATATTGACTCCACACTTGTGCCATTTTTGAAGGTCTCCACCGAAACCACATCCTACATCAAGAATATGTTCTCCTTCTCTCGAGACAGACTGTATAAGATTTCTCTTAGCGTCATTGTGATTCTTACGAATCTCTTCCATGACTATAGAAGAGCTTAAAACTTTAATTTCAATTTAGAATATGAAACCGTTCATTAAATGGGTTGGTGGTAAAACTCAAATTATCGAGGATGTCTTAGGTTCATTTCCAACGAAAATCAAGGATTACCATGAAGTTTTCGTGGGAGGTGGGAGTGTCCTTCTCTCGGTATTGTCAAGACAGTTAGTTACAGGTAAAGTATGTGCATATGACCTGAATGGGTCACTCATTGCTCTCTATACAAATATACAGTCTCGACCACGTGATGTGCATGGTCATCTCAAAACCTTGTATGATGAGTACGAAAAATGTAAAGGGTCTGAAGTTAATCGCAAGGCGGAAACACTTGAAGAGGCTATGAAATCTAAAGAGAATTACTATTACTGGATTCGAAAGAGATTTAATACTGAAAAGGAAGAAACACCTAAGCGTTCGGCAACATTTATTTTTTTAAATAAAATGTGTTTTCGTGGTGTCTATAGAGAAGGGCCAAATGGATTTAATGTACCGTATGGACACCCTAAAACTACACCTGCAATGATTGGGGGTGATGAATTGTTACGTGTGAGTGAACTCATTAAGGATGTTCAATTTAGGAAATGCGATTTTAGAGAAGCATTCAAAAACATTAATAAGGGTGATTTTGTATATCTCGACCCACCCTACGCACCTGAAACAAAAACGTCTTTTGTGGGATACACGAAAGATGGGTTCGGGGTAAAAGACCATAAAGAACTTTTTGATTTGACTAAGAATTCTGGTGTAGATTTTGTTATGAGTAATGCGAATGTGAATATGGTAACGAATTCATTTGTAGATTACACTATAAAAGAACTAAAGGCTCGACGGGCTATAAACAGTAAAAATCCTGAATCTACTACGACTGAAGTACTTGTGTCGTCATCCATTCAAAAATAGCTTCTTCATCCACAC